GTACCTTCAGTAAATTCAATCATACCACCAACTGAGTGATGTTCTTTAGAATGTTTATAATCTTTCATGGACTTAGGTAATTTTAAATATCCAACTGTAGATATATCAGGTGAAACATGACGATCTTCAAAATGGGTGTGTGTATGGTTGGGGTTAAAATCCCCTGACTTTTGAATATTGTGCCATGAAGCAGTAACGATTATTTGCTTAACCTTTTTATGTTTATAATGTGAAGTAGCATAATGAATAATTAAGGGATCAAAAAATTTCTGTTTCCATTTCAACATCACAGGGTGGCTGACCAACAATTCTCTGTATAAATTCCCAGCAAGTCTATGACCAAACTTATGACTTTGTGTTTTCTCAGGTGATGATCTGATCGTATTTAAATCATCTAAAAATTCTTTCACTAAGTCATCAGGTAATTCTGATTTTAAAATTGTTGAGCCAAAAGGTTTCAACAAACTACATTTAACATCACTCATTTTTAAATTCCTCTATTGGTTTTAAATTATTAATTGGGATAGACCAAACATAAGGTCTTTCTTCTTTACCGAAGTTTGTCCAATTGCCACATTTTTGACAATCTTTTGCTTGTATGTAGCCATAAAAATAAAAGGTTGGAGTATCATCACCCACTAAAAAATAATAATCTTCAGCTTTAAAACCTTTTCTAATTATAAGTGATTTATTTGGTTTAGAATACAACTGACTTCTAACTTGAACAGGTTTGTTATTTATAATAAGGTCTTTACCAAAGAAATTGTTAACACTATGCGAAAAATAAGATTGCATTTTCTTAGAAAGAGCCATTTCACATAGCGTTCCTGAAACGCTTTTACCCCACTTATCATATCTATTAAATGAAGCACCATGACCCCACTCAATATTTTGTCTTAGACTTTCAACCTCTCTTACAATTCCTGTACTAGCACCAGATAATATTTCTTCCCATTTTAAATCAACTGTTTCAATGGACATAAATTTCTCATACATGATTTAAAATTAAATGCAAATTAATTGTTGACTTAATTGTAAATAAGAATTAAATACATTGTCAATGGAAGAAAGATTTACAGATTTAGCATGGACATCAGGCGATTTTAATAAAGCCACAACATCACCTAGTCAAACAGCATTGAATGATATGATGTGGGGTTGGAAGTATCATATATTTCCACACTTAAATATTACAGAAAAAAAACCATCAATCAGTTTTAAGTCAGGAACTTTTATACATGATTGGTTTCAAAAAATTTTAATGGGTCAGGCAAAGATTGAAGAAGCTGAACAACATTTTAAAACTCATTTAGAACAATTGGATTTAGATGAAAGGCATAAAGTAAAAGGTCAATTTATTTTAAGACACATAAATAAATTTATTCAAAATCATATAGACGCTGTAAAAGAAATTGCAAAGACTGATAAAGGTTATGAAATTGAAGTACCTTTTTCTGATTGGTATGATGATAAATATTTAGATACAAAATTAAATATAGCTAACGAAGGTTATATTGATGTCGTAAATAAACAAGCAAAAATTATTTGCGAAAATAAAAATAGATTGGGTAGTGTTCGATTATCCCCACTTAAAGTTAATAGAAAAGATACTAATACAAACAGGATAGGAGATTGGGTTTATTCAAAATCCCCTCAAATAAAATCACCACAATTTACACACTGTATTCAATGTTCAATATATTCAAAACATTTTAACAACGAATATAAACCACATTTAATTTATGTTACTGACGCAGACTACACAATATTTTCACCTGATAATTGTTGGGAGTTATCCCCTGAAGGACTAAAATACTTTTTTAAAAAATTCATACAAATAAATATAAGAAGGCAAGAACTATTAAGAACAGCAAATGGAAGTATTAAAAAACTTGCTTGTTTAATTGATGTGGATTGGTCTGAAGTTAGAAATTACAAATCTAATTTTATGCTAGAAAACTATGCAGAGGAAGATATGAAAAAATTGGAAGACTTTTATGAAAAACTATAGGGAGGAAAATGACAGATAAAGTATTGATTAAGTTGGCTCAGTATCAAACTGAAACAAGAAATCAAAAGCATGAACTAAAAAATTATGTTCAAAAATTATTAAAGAAAGAAGAAGAAATAAAAGAATTAAAAGAAAAATACGAAGAAAAAATCAAACTATTAAAAGATGATATAGCTTTTAAAGATAGAATGATTAAAGAACTAAGACCCAAACCAAAGATAAGAAAGGTAAAAAAATGACAAGTAATATATATAAAAAATTAGCAAACGCACAAGGTAAGTTTGTTAAAAAAGATGATAAAAAAAATGGTATGCACTTTAACCCATTATCCCATGATGCAGTACAGAAAGTATCTACAAAAGCATTAAGTGATGAAGGATTGTATTCTGTTTGTAGTTATAAAAACTTTTTTATTCAAGATGGTTTTGTTTGTACTACTTGCACAATGAAAATTATAGATACTGATAGTAAAGATTTTATTGAAATTGAAACTCATGCTATTGCAAAAGCTGACAAGTATGGTTCAGGTAATGCCATGTCTTATGCTAGAAAATATGCTTTCTTAAATGCTTTAAATTTAAGAACAGGATTAGAAGATGATGAGGAAGAAGCCATTGATAGTGAAGATGGTTTTCCTGCTGAACCATTAATAATAGAAACAAATGATCCTGTTCCTAAACTTCATATTATAAAAAAGAAAAAAAATATAGACGATCTCTATATTACAACATCATTAGATAAAATTAAAAACAATAAAGATAAAAAAGATTCTACAGTTTTAAGAAGTGAAATAGAAAAACTTAAAACTGAGATAAATCAGTCTATGGGTTGGGATGCGTTTATCAAGACTGAACAATTTAAAACATTTAACGCATTAAAAAATCAAATAACCAGACAACGAAGGAGTTAAATTATGGCATTTGAATTAAAAGAAGGTGAAGGTTATCTAAACAGAGATAATGAGAATCCAGAAAAGTTTTGGGGTTCATTCAAACTTAGTAAAGATATGAGAAAGGGTGATACCTTAAATCTTACTGAGTGGATTAACACCAAAGATGATGGAAAAGTTGTTCATAAATTACAAGAAAGAAAACCAAAAGCAATGTAACTTGTAATAGATGGGGTGGTTTGTTTTTAGTTCCCTTGCTAGTTAGTTGACTAACCACCCCTTTTACTTATGGACTTAATCATATTGAATGATGGATTATTTAGTTTAGTGCCTGTAACAAAACAAATGTTAGAAGATGTAAAAATTATTAGTAGTGTAGATTGCTTTGATCTATGCGATATATTACGTTTGAAACTTACTACATACCATGAAGGATGGAACGCACATATTATGAATGATGGCAGTGGTGATTTGTATGGATGTATTTGTAAATAAATTTAAGGAGAATAGATGTCAGATGACAATATAAAATGGATAGATATTGGTGAGAAAATGACCAAGCAAATGTTAGAAAAAAAACAAAAAGAATATGGAGACTTTGATAACAATGCTTATATCATTGCAAACTTCATACAATCTGTATTGGAAGTAACCAATGGATTTAAAATTAAAGTACCGATTACTTTAGTACCACAGTTGATGATTGTTTTAAAATTAACTAGAACAATAGATGATGGAACAGGCAAAGATATTTACAAACAAGATACACATAAAGATATTGATGGATATAATTCTTTACTAAAAAATATGCTTTTAAATATGAAAGGAAGTAAAGATGGTGAACAAATCTAAGATATTTTACAGTCCAAGAATAAAAGAAATAATAGATTTCATGTCTGTTTATCACAATGAACATCAATGTTTTCCAAAGTTAGATGAGATTGGCAAGGCATTAAATCTTACAAAACAAAGGGTTGGTATTCTTTTAAAAAACGCTGAACGATTAGGTTTAATTAAATCTGACAATGTTTTTATGAGAAAGTATATGTTGACCAAAGCAACAAAAAACAGTAAATTAAAAGTCAATAATTATTATGAGTTGTAAAAAAATATATTACTACGAAATAACAGCAACTCTTGAGGAGGAATTTGATTCTGTTGA